GCAGAGGGTGTCGAAGCTAAGGAACACGCACCTGACAGAGCAGATTTACCATTTTAACCATAGGGGGCTAACCACCCCCTTTTTTTATTTAACTTTACCAAATGCTAATCAACTTTGAAAAACATCTAAAAAAACTTAATGATATACGAGCAGGAAACGTAAACGAGGGTTTACGCTTAGGGGTTGATAGATTAGACAATCACTTTAGGCTTGTATATGGCAATCTAAATTTTATTTTAGGACACGCAAACACAGGTAAAACACACTTAGTATTTTATTTAATGTTTCTGTACTCACTAAAGCACAATGTAAGATGGCTTGTATTTAGTAGTGAGAACGAACCTTATTCGCTTATTCGTAAGCTTATAGAGTTTGCAGAGGGCAAACCAATTAATCAAATAGAAACAGAGGACTTCAAAAAGCAATACGATTGGGTATTTAATCATTTTAAGTTTGTAGATACTGAGAAAGCCTACACTTACAAAGATCTTTTAGAACTTGCAACTTCCGTAAAAAAAGCATGGGATTATCAAGGATTTTTAATTGATCCATTAAACAGTTTAAAAAAGAATATACCAAAAAACTCGAACAGCTATGAGTATGGGTATGAAAGTTTAACTGACATACGAATCTTCTGCAAACAGCATAACATAACTACATGGATATGTGTACACGCTGTGACAGAAGCATTAAGAAAAAAACACCCTCAAGGGCATTACTACGCTAATCAACCGATACCACCTATGGCTTCCGATAGCGAGATGGGGGGTATGAGTATAAATAGAGCTGATGACTTCTTAATTATACACAGATACATCTACCATGAAACGGATTGGATATATTCAAACTTATATTCAGCTAAGGTTAAAAATCAGGAATTAGGGTACAAACCCACACCGATAGACGATCCCGTAAAGTTTAGAAGTATCTTGAATAATGTAGGGTTTGAAATAGATGGAAAAAATTTAGTAACTTACAACACCAAAGAACAAACAGGTTTATCATTTTGAAAACCACACTTGATAAGATTGCAGAAAAGCACGATGATTGGCATAGGATTGTGTTATCTTTTGGCTGCAAAGAATCCATCGCTGAGGATATAGTTCAAGAGATGTACATCCGTATCCACACTTACATCACAAAGGGTGTAGATATATCGTTTGATGATGATATTAACCACATGTACATTTATCGAACTCTTAGGGCTTTATTTATTGACCTGCACCGAAAAGAAAAAAATATAATAAAAACCAATATAGATAACCTTTCAGACTATTTAGACGAGCAGGGCGAATCAAAAGAGATAGATGTTTGTGGTGTCATGAAGCAAATGGATAATCTTCTCGACAAAACCTTTTGGTATGATAGGACTGTTTTTGAGATAATTAGCGATGGTATGCCTATTGCAGAGTTGGCACGAAAGACAAACATATCTTACTACTCTTTGTACTTCACATACAAAAGGGTTAAGGATTTAATCAAAAACAATATAGAGTTTTGAAAAACAGAAACCTTTTACATAGTGATAATTGGGAAACACCATCTTATATTTATGATGAATTAAATAAGGAATTTAATTTTGATTTTGATCCATGCCCAATTAATCACAATATAAAAGATTGGGATGGATTAAAAATAGAGTGGGGCAATCGAAATTTTATCAACCCCCCATATAGCAGAAAACTAAAAGAAGCGTTTGTAAAAAAAGCTATTGAACAAAGCAAAAAAGGTAAGTTGTGTGTAATGCTTTTGCCTGTTTCAACAAGCACAGTATTGTTTCATGATTATATTTTACCAAATAAAAAAGAAATAAGATTTATTAAAGGTAGAGTAAAATTTATAGGTCATAATACTTTTGGCGAAAAGGTATCTAACAGAGTGGGTATGCACGATAGCATGATAGTAATTTTTAAAAAATAATAAAATGAGATTAGGGGATATAGTATTTTATTTTACAAAATACACAGGAATACGTTATATATATAAGAAGATTTTTCCCAATTGTGGGTGCGATGAGCGCAGAAACAAGTGGAATAACATAAAGTTTTAGTATGCCTAAAGGTAAGATGACCAAAGAGCAAAAAGATAGGTGGAAGCCCTATGCTAAGATTACAAGTGGTAGTATGACCGAAAAGCACTACAAACTTATTTGCGAATTACACGCTGACCTATACGCTCATAAATACCATGAAATATGTACCTGTTCGCCTAAACGTTTAAAAGAATGGATATATCAAATAAACAAGATATATGACACACAGGTATAAGCAACCTTTAAACGATGCTTTGTATCGTAAACTAAACAAAGATAAAAGTGTTAATCATTTTTTTCAGACTAAGTATGTAGGTAAGTGTATGAAGCTAATCAGCGACTTTCACAAATACAACGAAAGCAAAACGCACAAGGATTGGGAATACTCGTATAAGTGTACAGTTGGATACAAACAACTATCTTATGTAAGTCAACGCATCTATTTAAAAAATCAATGGATACCGCTTGAAGAGGTAAAGCAATATGTTTTCTATCGTGTCATAGGACAAACGTGGAACGGATATCAACAAGAGCTTAGCATTATAGACGAACTCAAAGCAGAGTTTACCAATATAGATATAGTCAAAACAGACTTTGAAAAAGACCACACCTATTGCATAGATGCTGAGATTGTAAAAGATGATTTCATTATCTTAGGCATACAGATAAAGCCTATCTCATACAAGATGATGAGTACAACCTATCAAAACAAAGCAAAAGAAAACCACAAAGAGAAAAACGAGAACTATGCTCGTATGTTCGCACCCTACGTTTATGTTTACTACGATGACAATGGTATAGTAGATAAGCAAGAAACGATAAACAAGATTAATACGATAATGCATTTAAATATATAGTTATGCCAATACCAACACCAAAACCAAGAGAGGACAGAAAGGACTTTATGACACGTTGTATGGGGAACCCTACAATGATGAAAGAGTATCCTAACACAGATCAAAGACTTGCTGTCTGTGCTGTTCAGTACAGAAAGAAATAAAAACTTGTTTATTAACATTTTTTAATTATATTTGTATAACATTAAAACGATTATATGAGAAAATTATTCAACTACTTCAATAGCATTGAGGGTACAATGTACATCGCATTGATTACTCTATGCTTTTGGATTGCGATTTTAGATATCTTATTGTTAACTTATATTCTAAGAGCATGGTTTTTAAAATAACACCCACAGGACTTTACATCGTCAACAAAGATGATAGAATAGAAGTAATGACACAAACAGAGTTTAATTTATTCTACACTCAGAATGTGTGGTGGTCAAAAGCTAAAAAGCTATTAAGACTTTGAAGATGGATTTTGGTCAGTTACAATATATGATTGATTCTGCTGAGATTATAGAAACGATCAGCAAGTGGCAAAAGAAGTCAGACAATGAGGAACTGCAAAAGGTATCAGAAGCGACCTTACGACTTGTGTTCTATATCAATCAATTAGAATTAGAGAGGTACAGTTTTAAGCGTATTATACGAGATGAACGTCAATCTGTTCAAAGACTTGTAGAACGAGCAAGGCGAGCAGAAAAAGAATTAGAGAACTTAAAAGATAATAAATATGGAATATAGCGATTATTTAAGATGTATAGAAGATCCTGAGTACTCATGCCCTATGTGTGGCACAGAGGTTGGTAGGTTAGCAGAGTATTGCAGTGGGACTTGTTTTGAAGCAGACCAAAGATGAGCGAGTTAATACTGCTCAATGGGGAACGCTTTAAGAAAGACAACCTCATAGACTTACTAAAAGAAGATGACTTTTACTATGGGTATATGGCTAAGGCAGCATTAAGCTCATCATCAATCAAGATGCTATACCAAAGCCCAAAGAAGTATAAATACATTTTAGACTATGGCTCGCCTGATAGTCAAGCTCTGAGAGATGGGTGGTTGTTTCATACAGCAATCTTAGAACCTGATGTGTTCAATGACCAAATCTTTGTAGATGTGCAAAGCAAAAATACAAAGAAGTATAAGGAAGCACTATCAGAGAATGGCAAAGTGTTCACGATAAAAGAAAAACGAGATGCTGAGAGATTAGCTGATGCGTTCCTAAGAAACGAACAGGCATTAAGATTATTAGACAATAGCGAGTTTGAAGTACCTGCCTGTGGTATGATAGGTGGTTATCCCTTTAGAGGTAAAGCAGACGTATTAGGTAAAAACAAAATCATTGACCTAAAGACCACAACTGATGTAAAAGGCTTCCCTTACTCAGCTCGTAAGTATGGATATGATATACAAGTGTATATTTATTGTGAATTATTTGACGTACCTTACACAGAGTTTAAATTTGGTGTAATGGATAAGGGAACTCTTGACATAGCAATATACGATGTATCAGAAGAGTTTTACAATGAGGGCAAAAGAAAAACACACGAAGCCATAGAAGTTTTTGAAACTTTTTTTATACATGGTGCAGACTTAGATAATTATTGTTTAACAGGTACGCTGTGAAAATACTGAACTTATACGCTTGTCTTGGTGGTAATAGATACCTATGGGGCGATGATCACGAAATAACAGCTATTGAATGGGATGAGGAACTTGCGAGATTATACCAAGAGCGATTTCCTAAAGACAAAGTTATAGTAGCAGATGCACACCAATATCTATTAGACTATTACAAAGAGTTTGAGTTTATATGGTCAAGCCCACCTTGTCCTACTCATAGCAGATTAAATCATACATTTAAACGTAGGTTTGATATTAAGTATCCTGATATGAAGTTGTATCAAGAGATTATATTTTTAGATAATTGGTTTGATGGTAAGTATGTGGTAGAGAATGTTATACCTTATTATGAGCCATTAATCCCTGCTAAAAAAAGGGGTAGACACTTGTATTGGACTAATTTTAATCTACCTAATACTTTGAGTATTAGAAAAAATCCTGACTTCACAAGATTAGATGGAAACCACACAAAAGTTATGAGTGAATTTCACGATTACGATTTTACTAAGTATAAAGGTAAACAACCGAGAAAAAAAATAGCTAATAATTTAGTTGACTATGAAGCAGGTAAAACGATACTTGATACAGCTATGGGTCTAATGACAAAGCAAGATACGAAACAAACAGAATTATTTTAATATGACAGAAGCACTTAAAATAGCAAAACGAATAAATAAGCTATCAGACATAAACGTCTTTGAGAATAGCAGATCATCTAAAGTAGTAGAGGTTAGGTCTTTGCTTAACAAGATACTATATGACTTTAAAAACATGACCTTAGCTCAGATACGAGATTTTTACAGAAACACAGGCAAATCTATGGATCATGCGACAGTATTGCACTCATTGAGAAACTTTAATATGTATAGAATGTACAACCCAAAGCTCAACGAGTATTTTGATCAGATGTTAAAACAACACGAGCTATCGACCAAATACGAAAAACAAAAAGCAATAGAACAGAAAATAAAATATCTGTCTGATAAGAATTTAGATAAAGCACACGCCTTAGTAAACAAGCTATTTACAAAAGAGCTTATTGGATAATGGCAACAAATCACTTTATATGCCTTGACGATGAATTTAGTTATTCAAGATGCGTGTATCAATGTAATGACTGCGCACTATACGAAAAACAATTAGATGACAATAAAAATAACCAAAGAGATAATATATAAAGCCATAGATCGCAGCGAAGCGAGTATAGGGTATCAATACGATAGATTTAATCTGTCTTTAAATATGCGAAAGTCTATGATAGTTATAGGCACGATAGGGGAACTTATATTTGAGCAATACCTTAAAGGCAAAGAGATAGAGTATGATTATGAAGATGAAATAAACAAATCTCTTGATTACATTTCTAAATACGAGAAAGATTTTCAATTAACTAATGATATAATAGAAATCAAAACAAGTGGGTACGATAAAGCAGGATATGAACACTTAAACTTACTGTACAGCCAAGACCAATACGATTCAGGCATTAGAAAGGGATTCGATAAGTGTGTTCTCATATTTGTTAACGGATACGACAGGAACGAGCGAATGTTAAGAATAGAGAACTGCAATAGTGCTACCATAGCAGGATACATACCTTTTAAAGACATAGGCAACTATCCATCTCAAAGGAAGTATTATGGCGATGATTACAAAGTACCTATCAAAGAATTATATAAAATAGAACACCTAACAAAATTTTAAAAAAATACGTTATATATTTGAATAATCAACTTTTTTCAAGATGCATGGTGGCGCAAGACAAGGGGCAGGTAGAAAGCCCAAAGCAGACGAAGCTAAATTAGTAGAACGCTTAGATGCGATTATAGATAGTGATACAGCACTCGCAAAGTTAGGGGAACTCGTAGCAAAAGGCGATATGAGAGCAATACAATTATATCTTAGCTATCGTTATGGGAAGCCCAAAGAGAGCATGGATATAAACTCGTCTGAGGGATTGAATATAAACTTTAAGGACTTAATTAAGTTTGTCGATTAACATACATAAAAAGTACCTACCAATATCCACAGACGAAAGTAGATACTTTGTTGTTACAGGTGGTAGGGGTTCAGGTAAGTCTTTTTCAATTAATGCTATGCTTGTTCTACTTACTTACGAGCAAGGGCATACAATCCTATTTACACGATACACACTTACATCTGCTCGTATCTCTATCATCCCTGAGTTTATAGAGAAGTTAGAGCTGATGGATTGTATAGGCGATTTTCACGTTACCAAAGATGAAATAATAAATAAACACTCAAACAGCAAGATTATATTTAGAGGTATCAAGACAAGCTCAGGCGATCAAACAGCTAACCTTAAATCGCTCACAGGTATTACGACTTGGGTAGTAGATGAAGCAGAGGAACTAACAGACGAGCAGAAGTTTGACACGATTGACCTATCAGTAAGACAGCAAGGAAAACAAAACAGAGTTATCCTGATACTTAACCCTACAACCAAAGAGCATTTTGTATATACACGATTCTATGAGGATAAGGGTGTGCAAGAGGGTAGCAATACACGAAAGGACAACACCACCTACATACACACCACCTACTTAGATAACATTGACAACCTATCTAAAAGCTACATAGAGCAGATAGAACAAATGCAAAAACGCAGACCTGAGAAGTACAAACAACAGATGCTCGGCTCGTGGATGAGTAAAGCTGAGGGTGTGATATTTGATAATTGGACTATTGGCGAGTTTAAAAAGAAAGGCGTTAGCGTATGGGGGCAAGACTATGGCTTTGCTGCTGACCCATCAACTCTTGTAGAAACAAACATAGACACAGACAATAAAATAATCTATTTAAGAGAATGTTTTTACCTGCCACGCCTTACAACCTCACAGATTGCACAACTCAACCTTAAACACGCTAAGGATGGTCTAATCGTAGGCGATAGCGCAGAACCGAGACTTATACACGAACTCAAAGCAAAGGGGTGTAGTGTAAAGCCATCAATCAAAGGGCAGGGTAGTGTAACCTATGGGATATCTCTACTACAAGACTACGACCTTATCGTAACCCCTGATAGCACAAACCTTATTAAAGAGCTGAATAATTATAGATGGTTAGAGCGCAAATCTAACACGCCTGTTGATGCTTATTGCCATTTAATTGATGCAATAAGATATAGCGTGGGATATCAATTACAAAACCCAAATAGAGGACAATACGCAATTCGCTAAAATCAATTTTTTTTACGTTATATATATAAGTAACAAGTTATGAAAGTAGATATAGAAATCCCTGAATCGCTTAATGAGATAACCTTAGAGCAATATCAGAAGTATCTTAAAATACAAGACAACAATGAGGACGAGAAGTTTTTAGCTGTCAAGATGATTGAGATATTTTGTGGGATACGTGGCGATCACGTCTTACTGATGAGGGCTACTGATATTAATAGCATAGTGCAGATATTAACTGAGATGCTAAACAACACACCCAAGCTGCAAACTATGTTTAAGATGAAAGATACGCAGTATGGGTTTATACCTAAGTTAGATGATATGAGCTTTGGCGAGTACATAGACTTAGATACGTTTATAGGCGATTGGCAAAATATGCACAGAGCTATGAATGTATTATACAGACCTATTGTCAATCAATATGGGGATAAATACAATATAGAAGAGTATAGTGTAGATGGTGCAGAAAAGATGAAAGATATGCCTATGAGTGCAGTCTTAGGTTCTATTGTTTTTTTTTACAATTTAGGGATGGACTTATCGAAAGCTATGTTGAACTATTTGGGGAACAAAGAGATGAACTTAGCTCTGCATCTAATTTCGGAAGAAAATGGGGGTGGTATCAATCACTTTACGCACTCGCTCAGGGGGATATTGGACGATTTGAAGATATCACTAAATTAAATACTCATCAATGTTTATATGCCCTAAGTTTTATGAAAGACAAAGCAGAATTAGAAGCAAGACAAATAAAAAGTAAATTCAATGGCTAATCAAGGTGCAAGAGGGTTTTATCAAATAACCAACACAATCAAAGACCAACTTCTCGCTGATGATAACATCAATACAGTTACCACAGGCGATATCACAGACATTGATCTAAACAAACAAACCATCTTTCCACTTGCACACATTGTGATTAATAACGTAACATTAGAGGAACAAGCGCTTAGGTTTAGCATGAGTATCCTTACAATGGATATAGTTGACCAAAGCAAAGATGCAGTAGTAGATGTGTTTAGGGATAACGATAATGAGCAGGATGTACTCAACACACAACTTGCTGTTATCAATAAAGTAATTCAGGTACTTAGAATAGGCACACTATATACATCAAAGTATCAGTTAGATGGCGACCCAAGCTGTGAACCCTTTTACGATAGATTCGAGAACTCTGTTGCAGGGTGGGCTACAACCTTTGACGTGCTTATAGAAAACGATATTAACGTATGCAGCTAAAAGAAACACAGACAGCTCTAAGGGCTTTCGGTAAGTATGTAGTGCAACAGGCACGAACAAACCTTACTAAAGGCAAAAAGAATGTATCTAAAGAATTGTACGATTCTCTTGGGTTTACCTTAGAGGAAGTAAGTCAGGGTTTTAGGTTGTTCTTTGAAATGGAAGATTATGGTATGTTTCAAGATCGTGGTGTCAAAGGTGTGCGTGGTGGTAAGTCTTTAAGCAACTTTAGTTACAAGCAATCCTCTAATCTCGTTGGTTTAGAAAGTGCCACAGGTACATTTCGCAAATGGGCATCAGCAAGGCGCATACAATTTAGAGATAAAAAAGGTAGATTTCTTAGTTACAAGCAGACAGGGTTTGCCCTTGCTACGATTGTCAAGAATTACGGAATCAAACCATCTATGTTTTTTACCAAGCCCTTTGAGAAAGCATTTACTAACCTACCAAAAGAACTACAAGAGCAATTTGCTAAAGATTTAGAAAACTTAATATAATGGCTACAAAGATAAACGTAAGAAGCCCTTTTTATTTAAAGGTATCACAGACAAACATAGCAACAGCTACACTCAACTTATATATCTATACAGGTACGTTTGTAGCAAACGCATCAGTAGCCAACCCCAAGTACACGATCACAAAGGATGTGCTTACATCAGGGTTTATTGTGTTTGAGGTTGCAGAGCTTGTAAGAGATTATCTTGAAATAGAATTTGATGGCACATATAGCAGTCAGGTTGTTTGGGTCAATGCAGTAATAACAACGACAGTGTCAAGTGGGTCTGCAAGTGCAACAGTATCGCCTGACAACACAAATGGTTTTGTAGCTTTTGATGGCTATGGCTACTTCCATGAGGGTACAAACCCTGAGCTATCCAAAGGTCTTTTACTTTCTAACAATACTATATTCAGACTAAACGACAGCAACGTAAGAGTGCCTGTTTACACAGGGGATACAACAAGCGTTGCATTTTTCCATCAAGGGGTTGAGAAGCGCACACAAGCAATAAGCACCTCAACAAACACAAACGCACAAATAGATTACGTTACAGTAAGTGGTCAAGACAACAACGACACCTATGAGGAA